GGGGAACGATATCCCACTTCGGGCTTTGCGATTCACTGACTACCGGAAACCTGCTTATTCATGCAGCACTCAACACATCACAACCCATAGAGATAGGTGATATTGCTCAGTGGACAGATGGCGCTCTTGACATAACTATGGATTGATAGGAATATTGATGGACGTTAAAAAAAGCATAGCAACAATTAAAAAAGCAAAGCAGGCGATCCCGATTATAAACACCCCTGAAGATGTGTTGACACCGGGGGAGATAATCAGTGAGCGTACAGCTAATGCGAAGGTCTTCCGCACGGCAAATCCCGGAGAGCGTAAAGCGAAGGTGTATGGCTTTCCTATCCATTGGAAGGATACTGACGGGAAATTCAAAACTCCAGATTTCAGGGTTAAGCGCAAGCCCCTTGCTGATGCTATGCAAACCCACCAGTATGAAGTCAAGTCTGGTACATATCACGCTCACTTTAAAGCTGATAAGCCATATGACTATAGGTTGGAAATTGGCGATAGTTTTATTGAGTATAAAGCGCTCTTTGATGAATCTGATTCACTGACCGTACAGACAGAAACTCTACGCAATGGCGTTAAGGAAACTATAACGCTGAATGATAATAACGCCCCTACAACCTTGTCGTGGAAGGTTACTCGATCTGGTACTGGAATAAGCACACCTCCACCGACTGCGAAAGATGTTAATGGGGAAAATATTTCGGTTAGCGTAAGCCAAAAGAAAGATATTCTCACGTATGATGTAGATGTAACCAATGCAGTGTTCCCGATTGAAGTTGACCCGACATCGAGCATTGAGGCAACGAATGATGGAGATATTACATCATCTGCCGCCACATATTCCGACTCAAGGAATGCCTCTACTGGTACTACAAATAGTAGTTTATTGCGATTCGGGCAACGAAATATTACTGACAGCACATTTATAGTTTTTCGCTTTTTTAGTTCACTTGTTATCCCCGATATGAACGAAATTATATCTGCCTCATTTGTTGCATATGGTTATGGAGATGAATCTGGCGGTTTAGATTTTAATTGCTACCTTTTTGAATCAACGTATACTGACCCTCTTACTGGTGGAGATTTTGATTTATTTGACGGTTGGGAATCAAGCGGAACATACACTGGCACTGTACTAAATGACGCATGGAGTACATCATCGTGGTCTGCTACATGGAATACAATAACAATTAATGCCGCCGGGCTTTCTGCAATTTTTGCGAAAAAGAACGATACATTAAAACTAACAGGTATATCGAGTGAGGATTATAATGCATCTCCTGAACCTGCATACAATGTTAATAATTATGTTGGGTTTTGGTCACATACTGAAGATGGAAAAGAGCCGTATTTATCAATAACATATACCATATATCGCAACATGACCGGACAAGCGGACATTGCTATATCATCAGACTCCGCTTTATATGCCGAACGCAATATGACAGCACGGGCATCCGTTATTTTTGATGCTCCATGTCTGTTGAGTAGAACTTTTGACATGACGGCTCAAGCTGACATTATTTTTGATGCCCTATGTTTATTGAGCCGGACTTTTGATGCACCGGGCGGACAGGCAGACATCGTTTTTGACGCTTCTGCTACGGCTGGACTCATTCAGGTAATGGCTGGACAGGCTGACATTGCCATATCATCAAATTCATCCATATATGCGGAGCGCAACATGACCGGACAAGCGGACATGTCGTTCGATTCACTTCTTGCTATGTTTGCGGAGCGCAACATGACGGCACAGGCTGATATAGTATTCAGCGCAGCATTGCTAATGTTTGCCGACCGGGCAATGTCAGCAGAAGCAGCAATTAAATTATCGACTTATATATTCATGGGAATAGACGGCGATTCAGGACTGGTAACGAGGTACTAAAAATGACTCTTGATGTTTATAGGAATGTATCAGTTATCGACAGCTTCAGCATTGACGAGAGAACGCTGTTTGTGCAGAAATTTCTCGGTGAAAATTACATCCATGCCGAAGCGACTGTACAGACCACGCTTAATATAACCATAGGCGATTATGTAAAATACAATGGCATTAAATACTACGTGAACACGCTTCCGAATGTTATTAAAAACTCAACGAACCAGTACGTATATACGATGGTTTTTGAATCTGAATACTACAATTTCCAGAAAGTTCAGTACAGGTACAGCGATTTGGGCGACTTTTACCTTATGGGCAATTTAGAACTATTCGTTGACCTGCTGGTTACGAATATGAACCGTGATCTCGGTGGCTGGACAAAGGGAACTTGCACTCAGTCAAACACCGAATATCGGCTTATGAAATTTGAGGCTGAAAGCTGCCGTTCGGTTATTCAGCGGCTCTGCGCTGAATTTAGTGGCGAGTTTTCGTTTGCCCGTAAGGTGATCTCGTTCTCGGATGAAAAAACATACGATACAGGTTTGACATTCCAATACAAAACAGGACTTCGAAACATCCAGCGCAAACCCATAGATTCTGGAAATCTCATCACCCGTCTTTACGCCTACGGCTCTGAAAAGAATCTCGGTTCTGCGTATGGTAAACTCCGGCTGGAACTTAAAACCGTTGCGCCATTACCAACAAATAAAGATTATATCGAAAGCAATGTCGCCACATACGGGACAATCGAAGGCTCGGTTATTTTTGATGATATTTACCCTCGATATACGGGAACGGTTTCATCGGCTGCAAGTACCGTAAAATTTACGCAAGCGACATTCCCGTTCGATGTCAATACATATCTGATTCCGGGTGTAACAGCGAAGGTGAATTTCAAGACCGGGGACTGCGCAGGATATACGTTTGATATCTATACATATACCAACGCAACCAAAGAATTTGAAATTATCCCTGTTGAACTTGAGGATGGTACATCGCTACCAAACGCAACACTGAATCCAGGTGCGGGGAATGAATTTGTAGTTTTCGACATAACAATGCCAGCAGCATATATCCTTGCGGCAGAAGCGGAATTACAAGCGCTTGCCGTTGCTTATCTTGATAAATACGACCATCCCAGGGTTGCGTATAATCTCATCCCTGACTGGCGATACACGAAAACCAATAATGTCAACTTGACTATTGGAAGCACAATAACCATAGCAGATACCGACTTGGGGATCAGCACAAAGGTACGAATAACAGAACTTACACAACAGCTCCTTTATCCGTATAAATACGTGCTTTCAATGACTGACCAGGTGGAATATCAACATTCAAACTCGACAACTGAACTAATTTTAGGAGCATACAAAAAAGCCGATGAAGGTGTGCGTAAAATAGCCGCATCACCTATAAGCGATATAGGGAAATCACGGCGCAACTGGAGAGACTCCGAAGAACTCAGAAATAAGGTTTTTGACCCAGACGGATATTATTTCACCTATTCAATCAAACCGTTGTCGATCGAAACAACTATGCTCGCCGCAGGGTCAAAATCTGGCAACTTTGAACTGAATGCAGTTATAATACAACCAAATTATCTCGGTGATAATAACAAGCTGACTATATCGGGTGGAACGCTTGTCCATTTTGGTATTGATAGCTCTGAAGCCGATAACATAGGGACATGGACGCTCGTTGCTAATACAACGTATGTCGCCGGTGGATTGACAACCGGAACAGCATATTATCTATATGCTAAATGCGATAAAGATGATTATACGGCAGGAACAAATCAGATCATAGTTTCAACCACAGCATATCAAGCCGACCAGACAACGGACTGGTATTTCCTTGTCGGTATCCTGCACTCAACGGCAGGATCAACCCCAAGAGGACTTTCGCTTACTTACGGACAAACGCTTATTAATGGCGGGCATATAACGACCGGGAAAATAGCGAGTGCGAACGGTAACACTTATTTCGACCTCGATGGGAATACTCTCGTTATCGGTTCAGCTTCCGGCTATGCAAATATCAGCGATAAGCCGACCGACCTTGCGGGAATTAACGGGACGGAAGGTGCTAAATTAACGGGTATAGAGGCTTTGGCAGACGTAACCAGTACCCATATTGCCGCTGCCATTGCCAATTTACCTGCCACGCCTTCAGGAGCCGGGTTGTTCTGTGATGCCACACACCTCGGATATTACAGCGGTGCAGCTTGGACAAGTTATATTGCTTCAGATGGCAAGTTTTATTTTACCGGGGACGCCACAAACGCTATTGCATGGGACGGGTCAACCTTAACCGTGCGCGGTTCTCTAAATGCTGATGATATAACAGCCGGAACACTTACGGGACGTACAATACAGACAGCAGCAACCGGGAAACGTATTGTAATGGATTCTGCCAATAACAATACAGTATGGTACGACAATGGTGGTAATCCACGTGTCACAATAGACGGTAATTCTGCACCATTTGTGGACTTATCTTATGCCGATATACGAGTCACTTCTTCTTACATCGACTTAGTGTCAAGCGTACTTCGTATCAATGGAACAGACATTATAAATACATATGGCGCGCTTGTTGGTGTTACTGGTGTAACTTTGGTATCTGGAAATATCACACTCGGAATAGGTGGACTGGTTGATGGTCGTGATGTGTCCGTGGATGGTGGCAAACTCGATGGAATTGCAGCTGGAGCGCAGGTTGGAACAGTTACGTCTGTAACTGCCGGAACGGGCTTGTCTGGCGGTGCAATAACTGGATCAGGAACTATTAGCGTGAATTACGGAACAACTAATATTACCGCTTGTGTTGGGAACGATTCAAGATTATCAGACGCAAGAACACCTACTGCACATAATCAAAGTTGGGCGACAATAACATCTGGAGTCCCGACTACACTTGCCGGATATGGAATTACTGATGCTGCTCCTCTTACCCATGTTGGAAGCGCAGCTACAGCAGGGCATAGCGGATTAGGAACAGCAGCAGCTTCCGCAGTTGGTGATTTCGCTCCGGTCGCTCATGTTGGTTCGGCAGCCACAAGCGCACATAGTGGACTCGGCACAATGGCAGCGGCAGCCACAGGAGATTATCTTGCTATTGGTGCAAAAGCCGCTTCTGCAACAATAGCCGATACTGCAAGTGCTGTGGCAGCAGCAGATATAACCGGAACCACTTTGGCAGCTACAGTTGTAACTTCGTCCTTGACTACTGTCGGAACATTAATTAATTTGACAGTGACGAATAAGATTTCTGGTAGTATAAATGGAAATTGTGATGGGAATGCCGGAGGGAGTTCTGCTTCATGCACAGGTAATGCAGCCACAGCGGATAAAGTAAACGCTGCTCTGACTGCCGGAACTGGTTTGACGGTTCTTGTCAGCCCTATCTACGATGGTTCTACAGCAAGGACGTTCAATGTGTCATTCGGAACCACAAGCTCCACCGTTTGTGTTGGGGATGATTCAAGATTATCAGATGCAAGAACACCTGCCGCACACACACACGAAGGTACAGCAATACTATCATCTGGTCCTGTAGCTGCCGGAAAAGTTTTAACAGCTATTGGAAATGGTTTTTGTGCATGGGTATAACTTTTAAAAGGGGGAATTTATGAAATTAGTTGTCTTGGAACGGATACACCTTTTGTCGATATTGCCGAAAGAGGGATCATTCGCTACTCTTAAAATTATACGGCAATTAAGAGAAAATATAAGTTTCACTGAAGAGGAAAATAAACTCTTAAACTTTCAGCAAACTGGTGGTGTTGTTAAGTGGGATATAGCGGGGTCTGTTCGGGTAGGAAAACCAGATATAGCCATATCGGATTTTCAGAAAGAAATTATCGCCAAAGCGCTGGAAAGTCTTAGCACTCAAGAGAAACTTCAGAATGAGCAATTTAGTCTCTACGAGAAGTTCTGCTTGAAAGAAAAAACTAAACCTGAGACCCACAGTAAATAAAACGGTGAGAAAAGCAGGAAATATAAATAAATAAGATTACTCATACCGCAGCCAGTTAAAAATTAAGCGGGTGAAGTTTTCGGTCAAACCCAAAGGCTCTCCTACTTTTCACCCGCTTGTATGGTTGTTTCATCGCTTGTTTCTGAAAGGAAACAGTAATAATAAATAATATCATTTTGATTTTGTCAAGAACTATTTTGAATTATTTTTAAAGGGAGTGAAAATGGAAAAGAAAATGGAACAACTTCGTATCGCTTTATTGCAGACAGAATCAAATATGTTCTGCCTAATGTAGCAACGTAACGCCATTAAGAATCAGCTTGTGGCGCTTGAATCAATGACTGTTGAAAACAAAAAAACCACCGAGAAGACTGGAGGCAAATAATTATGAAAAAACTTATGATTGTTTTTGCATTAATTACCTGTTTGCTGGCCCCGGTTATTGGGCGCTCACAGGTAATAAGGCTCGGCGTTCCGAGCAATCAGACGAAAGAGGCTATTCAAGACTCTCTGGATGACGCCGAGGAAGCACATGATTATATGAAACGGAGTGCTTTTGAGGATTCAGCCCGTGCAGCCTTAGCTCGACAAGATTCTATTGTCGTTAATCGCATAGGCGCAGGCACGGATTATCTGTATCGTTTTAGCATGAATGATGTGAATAAGACTTATGTTGATACGAGTGGAAACCTCTTTGCTAAAGACCATATTGTCTTTGACCTTGCTGACAAGAACACTCGGATAGGTTATGAGGCAGGGAAGTATTTAACTGCTGGAACCGTGAACAGTGTCTATATTGGCTACCAAGCAGGGTCAGCAGATAATGTTACAGGAAAAACGAATGCAGCTGATTATAATGTCGGTGTGGGTTATCGTGCTCTTTATGCAAATGACTCAGGAGATAAAAATATTGCTATAGGTTGGGGTGCTTTAGATAGTAATACCATAGGCACTACTAATATAGCTATTGGAGCTCAAACCCTTACAGATAATATTT